AGAAGCAGTCACAGAGAATGTGCTGTTCTGGGTAAGACCAGAGTAAGAGCACTTGTTCATGATAAAGAAACTTACTGCCTGATCAATACCAGTCTGACTATCAATAGACTCAGCAATCTCTGTGAAAAGTTGCTTGTGTGCATCGTCATCACCTTTGATCTTAGACTTGATCTCATAGATCCTGTCAGACAATTCCTCACCATTGTCCCTCAACTGCACCCAGAAGTTGTACAGAGGAACATAGAGATCATTGATCCATATATCAGTAGATGGATATGCCTGAGCAACGTAGATTGCCATTGATCCACCACCAATAAATGGTTCCCTATAGTGTTTGATATCAGAAGGCAACCACTTCGATAGAGTGGTGATTGCCTTTGACTTGCCACCAGGATACCTGAGTGGGGTTTTCAATGGACATTTCATGAATGATGTGCTTTGAGATTAGGATCAGGATTGCTCTCTACCCGTGGTTCTTTCCTCTTGATCACAATGAACTTATCAGCAGCAAAGGTGCCAGGGATCTTGAACTCTAGTTCTGTGCCATCTGGCCAAATCTCTTCACCATTCTTCTTGCGCATATCAAGCATGCACTCAACTTCTTTAATAATCTCGTCAGTAATTTTCATAATCAAAAGCAGAATTCAATAAGTTTCTCCCCCACCTGCATGGGTTTGTCTTCATAGTATAACGCCTCTTCCTCATTATCGACAGTCCAATCATCTGCCACTGATCCAGGATGATAATCATGCTTACAGAACTGAGCAGCATGAAGTGCTTCATGATCCACGGTTCGGTTAACCTCAATAGCAGATCTTACCTTATTGGGAAAGTGTTTCCTAATGGCATCGGTGCAGATAATAACTGTAATGACTTGTGTTGTTGGATTGGAAAGAGTAAATCCAGCAAACTGATTCTGTCGTTGCCAGCACATGGATGCATTCTCAACCACCTCTATCTGTGCTTTTTCCAAAAGAGAAAGAAGGGTAACTCTATCAGGTGTTAAATCTTCCATCGTATTAAAATGCAAATAGGCATTGACCACCATTCCAAACATGGATAACCAGTATCCTGCGATCATGGTTAGTCCAATTACAGAGGGGATGGTGGTCACAGAATCAACTTTTTTTCGTCTGGGGTAATGATATTACCAAACATTTCTTTATATTTTTTAGATACACTATCTTGCACTTCTGCCACATAGACGACATGTTTGCGAGACATAGTGATCTCAGGTTCTTCCTTACTGATAACAGTAGCCCATGGAGCAAATCCAATACTCTGACCATTAGGAAGAACGACAAGACCGTTCTTTACAGTAATGGTGTCATCAGTTTCAGAGAGAACCTCTGCAATGACTTCTTCACCAGTTACGACACGAATTAGTTTTACATTCATTTGAATTCACACTCCACCATAATTTCAGTTAATGCTGCTAGGAGATTGATCTCCTGATCTGCTACGAATGCAATTTGATACTGATACTTAGCAATAATGAGGACAGCAGCAGCAATGCTAGGACCCTCAAGGGTGCCATAAAGAGCATCATACACACGGCGCAGAAGTACACTAGGATCATTATCCAAGTTATCGACCACCCACTTGCGGACTTCAGCAAACTTTTTAGTCTTGAGATTTTTGATGAGATCATTTACAGATACGTCAGAGAACGTTGCAAGAATGGCAGCATCAATCTTGCCACCTACAGAATACCGTTGACACTCATTGAGAACTCTCCTCCAATCAGGAAAGTGTTTGTTGATCAGAGTCGCAAGAACTTTCGGATCAGCCTCAACCCCCTCATTGTCCAGGATACTGTTAAGTCGTTTGAAGAAAGCAGCAGCGATTGTGGGTTTGTGCTTTCCATTGATTCCAAATTCAACAACGGCGCATCTTGAGTGGAGGGGCTCGATGATTTTGTTCTTGAAGTTGCAGGTGAAGATGAATCGGCAGTTGTTATAAAATGCCTCAATATTCGCCCGTAGGAGGAGTTGTACGTCGTGGGTCGTGTTGTCAGCTTCGTCAATAATGATGACTTTGTGTTTTGCATCTGCAGAAAGTGATACGGTCGAAGCAAAGTTCTTTGCTTGATTTCGCACCGTGTCAAGAAATCGTCCTTCATCGGATCCGTTAATAATAATGTAGTCGCATTTTAGTTGTTCACACAGTGCTCTAGCAATGGTAGTTTTACCAATGCCAGGAGGACCAGACAAGAGGAGATTAGGAATCTCACCCTTATCTAGGAACTGCTGAAATGTTAGTTTTGTTTCCTCAGGGAGGATACAGTCTTCAATAGTTTTGGGTCGATATTTTTCAACCCAAAGGAATTCATCACGCATTATCAACCAAAGGTAGAGTCAGGTTCCAGAGCAATATAATAATCGAGATTGAAAGAAGTATTGGTAAACTTAGACAGAAGTTTACTTGAGATCACAACATCATAGGAACCAGGAACAATCTTGATGTTCTCAACCTTGAAGTTGAAAGTAAACTCTTTCTCAGTCTCACCAACAACAATCTCGAACTGGTTAGAGTTATCGTTCTTCTTATCACGAACAACCAGTTTGATCACACCTGCCTCACCAAGAACGGCAAGATCAGGAAGTTGATAAACCTGTGCTGCTTTCAGCAGTTGATCCAGTTTGGTACTTTCCAGTTGGAAGTTGATGTCTGTAGAAGGCAAATTGATTGGCTTCTCAGGAGGTGCAACAATCACGTTAGGATCTGCAAAGGCAAACTTTGCACGGGTCCTACCTTCTTTGATGACCACATAGGAGTCATTGGTAAAATCCAGTTCAGGATTCTGAAGGAGAGACAGTCCGTTCAGGAATTGTCCCAGATCATAGATTGCAAACTCACGATCAAATTCTTCTGGAACATCTGCTTCAGCAAGGATGTTCTTCATCACACTGATAGTGCGAAGTTTAGACCCCTGCTTAATCAGAATGGATTGATTGATCGAAGAGAAGTTCTTCAGCAGAGTTAGGGTCTTATCAGAAAGTTTCATAGGGGGTCGAAGTTTCACTGTTTTCAAGGGAGAAATGATAAAGCAGAATTGCGTAGTGAATAATTTTCATGATATCCATTCTAGCAGTCCCCTTCTTATCATAACGAGAGGCATACTTGAGGATATTACTGCGGCAGAATGCTTCAGCATCACCGACAGACTCAATAAGATCTAAGGTTTGAATCTTAGATGAATAGTGTGCATTATAGGTACGGGAGATGTATTCTTCAATCTCCTTGATTGTTTTATCTTCACCATACTTCCAATTACTTGGAGGTTGCTTTGTCGGTTTGATTGCGTAATCTTTAGCAGGTTTGATGTTCAAGTCATATGAGTTCATCTCCTGCAGATACTTTTCATACCGATCGTCAAGATCTTTCCAGATCTTCTCTTCAGGTTCAAGTGATTCCATAGCGTCGTAAAGTAGAGACCAGGCATTGATCATATTATATCATTCCTCCACGTTGCAGTCAACAACATTCACATCAGCATCGACTGCTTCATACAAACTCATGAAGGCACTCTTGGTATCATCATCGAAACGATTCAAACCAAGATTGATTGCCTTTGCTTTGTCTTCAAAGATATTGAAAGCATTGATGATGTGAACCAATCGACGGGTGCTGATAACCTCATCAACACCACCTTCCTTGAAAGTCTTACGGATGATATCAGCCCAGTCTGCCAAACGTTTGCAGAAGAGGGTATCATCACACAGTTTATTCAAGATACGTGTCTCAATGGCAGCACTAGGATACTCTTGCTCCAGGGTGATGCAGAACCTCTCTAGAAAGGCTTCGTTGAGCACGTTAGTACCGATGAATCGTCCGTCGTCGGATCCTTTTCCCTTAGTATTTGCGGTGGCGAATACTTGGAAACCCTCCTTGGCTTTAACGACTCGGCCAATTTTCTTGAGAAAAACTCCTTTTCCTTCAAGGATTGACTGAAGGCAGAGGATTTTGTTACTTGCAAGGTCGATTTCATCGAGCAATAGTACGGCACCTCGTTCAAGGGCTTCAATGACTGGTCCATTGTGCCAGACGGTTTCACCATTAACAAGGCGGAACCCGCCAATAAGATCATCTTCATCTGTTTCGATGGTAATGTTTACACGGATGAGTTCTCGTTCGGCTTGAGCACAAGCTTGCTCAACACAGAACGTTTTACCGTTTCCAGACAGTCCAGTAATGAACGTCGGATAGAACATCCCAGATTGAATGATCTTTTTAATATCACTGAAGTTACCAAAGCGGACGAAGGTATCACTTTTTTCTGGAATAAGATTAGTTTCAAATGCAGGTGTAGCAGCAGGTGCTTCATATGACTGCTCAAGTTGTTCCTTGACAGTCAGATCCCACTTGCCACGTCCTACCTTGTAGTGTTCCAGTTTCTTGGAAACAGTAGGATATGTGGTGCCATTCATTGCACACCAGGCACGGATATCAGCACCAGTCACTTGATCACCATACAGGTTCTGAAGTGAAGTGCGAATGTATTCAACCGAAAGAGACATGATGTGTTTCATCTGTATGCATACATTATACGATGAAAACCATATCTATATCTATGTTGGTAGACAGTTGGTTGGTTGTCACATCTCCCTGAATTTATAATCAAGGATGATGCGATACAGATTGTCCTTCAACAGGAAAAGATGCTCCTGCTCTAAAGGATTGCCACCAGCCCACATTTCTATGTGCTTATTGACACTCAGATAGAGCAAGTAAACATCTTCTATCGCAAACTCAACCTTATATACGTCTATTGGTTGGTCCTCTTCAGACATAAGAATGATGTCTTTGTATGGTACTATGTAGCCCCACAAACAATTAGGCAATCAGTTTTATAAACTCATTTAGAACCTTTTTGTTTACTTTTTTAGATGCTAGAGACTTGCGAAATGCACTCTTGATCTGGGATTTGGTGGCATCTTCCTTTACATCAAAGTCAGTGTCTGCCTGCAAACTATTAGAAAGCAATAAGAAATACTTATCGTATCCAGTATTGTCAATGGCAACACTCTTTTCCTTTGTCAGGACATCAATATATGGTTGGAACTTGGCAACGTTGTATCGACTGTATCCACGAATCATGCGTGAGCAATCACCCTTGGAACCAACACGGATACCCATGAAGTTAACGTTGGGGAAGTTTGCTTTGAGATTGTGCAACAGAGCAGCAGTAAACTCCCACTCAGTCTCTCCCATATGCTTGATATATCCAATCTTACGATCCCTAAGGAAAGTCTTATCAGGAACCCATGAACGACATCCCCACCGTCCATCATCATTTACATTTTTGTAAGACACCCAAACTGTATTATACAAAGGTGCTGCTTCACCATCTGTGAGAATAACTACATTCACATTCTGCAGATTGTACTTCTTAGTAAAAGTAGGAAGGATTTGATGCAGAGTAACAAGAGTTTCATTCAATGGTGTACCACTGAGTCCAAACAGAGGGGGAGCATTATACATGGCATAAAGATTATCAGCCCTACCGAAAGAACACACAACCCTCCACAGATTCAAAAGTTGCTTTTCAGACTCTTTACTATTGACACTGCTGGTAAGCATGTGGAACAATCCAAAATACTCACTGATGTGAAATACATTATCCTGTTGCTTATATGGTTTGGGATGCGTCTCATCCCACTTGTTCTCAGACGTAAAAGCATATACATCATAAGGAATACCAACCTTACGGCAGAACCAAACAAGGTTGTACAGTTGCTTGATAGTATCAAACA